CTTGATATAACAAATGATAAAGTTTTTGAATTTATTCATACAGATCCATTAAAAGTAATGAAAGCTTATCAATCAAGAGTTTCTCCTGTTTATGAATATACAAAATTAAACAATGGAAAAAACTTTGATGATGTAGTTTATGAATTAAAAGATGATATGTTTAAAAGTGGGCTATCTATTAAAGAAATAGATAAAAATATGCGTGATTATATTCATATGTATGATCGTGTTGTTGGAACAGTTATAAGAAATCCAGACAGATTAGATTTTAAATTTGCAAATACTATAAGAAGTTTAGCACAAGTAAGTTATCTAGGTCATGCTGTTTATGCTACTGTTTCTGAGCCTGCAAAATTATTTCATGATCATTATTGGAAAGATGTTTTTCGTGGTATTGCTACTCAAATGGATGCTTTTACAGGCGATACTATGGCTAAAATGTCTAGGGAAGAAATACATATTGCAGGTGAAGCAATAGATATAGTTTTACAATCAAGTCATTTAAGATTTATGGATGATTTAAAAGCTAATCCTCTTAATAATAGTAAATGGGATAAAGTAAAAGATGTTTTTTTCTTAGCAAATCTTTTAGCTCCTGTAACTACAGCATTAAAACAAATAGATGGTATAGTTAGACAGCATACATTAATTTTATATTCTAATAAATTAGCATTAGGTAAAGCTACAAAAATGGAAACAACATTTTTAGCACGATATGGAATTGATTTGCCAATGGCGATAAAAATATCTCAAACTCCTTATCAAAAATCTGCAAGAGGTTTATATTTTGCTAATACAAAAGAATGGGAAAATTATAAAACATTTCCTTCTATTATGTTTGATAAAACAGATAGAACAGGAAAAGTAATTTCTAGTAAACCTTTTGAATTTATTTATTCTGATAGAAACCAACCAGAATGGCCTTCAAATAAAACAAGGTCAGCTTTTATACAAAGGCAAACAGGAAAAATATTTATTGACCAAGAGGGTGTTTATGAAGATTTTACAAAAAAAGCTTGGACAGATCCTAAAGTAAAAGGTGTTAAACCATTACCTGCTGATACTTTTAAAACAAAAGAAGAATATTTAAATTTTGTAAAAATGCATGAAATTATGCACGCAAAATATCCTAAACAAAGAAGCGAACAAAAAATTAATGAGCTTGCTTTAGCAGAATTAAAAAAACAAGTAGATATAGATAGAGAAGTTGTAACAACATTTAGAACAGCTATGAATAGTGGTACTCTTAATACTATATTAATGGGTACACCTGCTGATAAACCTATTATTAATGACGGAGTTGCTTATATTCCTATGAGTGTTGCAAGGCTTGCAGGAATGAAAGAAGATCCTAGAGTAAAAGGTTATGCAAGAATTGAAAGTGGTTTAATGGGATTACCATTTCAATTTTATAGTTATTCTTTAGCAGCAGTTTCAAAAATTAGTGGTTCATTTTTTCAAGGACAAGTAAAAAATAGAGGTACAGCTTTACTTGGCCCAGTTATGTTAGCTTATATAGGTTTAAAATTAAGAACCAATGAATACACATGGGATAAAATGTCATATGAAGATAGATTTGCAAGATCAATAGATTATTCTGGTTTAGCTTCTATGCATTCTGCATTATTTTATGAATCTTTACATACTTCTATGGCTCTTGGAGGTCCAGATCTAAGTGGAGGATTTTTAAGACCTAAGTATAATGTTACTGAAGAAGGTCCTGCTGAATCAATAATTGGATTAGGAGGTGCTGGCCCAAGTTATTTTTGGGATATGACTACAAATGGATTTACACTTGCAACAGGCAAAGAAATTGATTACAAAAATGGCATGATTCAATATTTAAATGGTGATAGAGGAGCTGCAGGAAAGCAAATAATTAGAAATCTTCCTTTTGCATATTTAATGTATACTGAAGGTATTGCTAAAGAATTAGGAAACTTATTAGATAGGAATTTGGATTAAGCTATGACAATAAGCACATCAGATAATACACCAAGAGTTTCATATTCTGTTTCAGAAGGTGCAACTCAAACATCATTTACAGTTTCATTTCAATTTTTTTCTGAGTCAGATTTAAATGTATATGTAGACGGTACGAAGAAAACAATCACGACTCATTACACCGTGTCAGGTGGATCTGGTTCTACAGGTACAGTTTCAATATCAGTTACTGGTGCAAGTGGTGGATCAACTGTTATTATTACCAGAGAGATAGCATTAGATAGAACCACAGATTTTCCAACATCAGGTGCATTTACAGTATCAACTCTAAATACTGAGCTTGATAGATTTGTAGCTATACAAGCAGATCTTGATGATAATGTAACACGGTCAATTCATTTAGCAGATGCTGATACTGCTGTTAGTATGGAGTTACCATTAAAAGCAAGCAGACTTGGAACAGTATTAGGGTTTAATGCTAGCACTGGTGCAGTAGAAGCAGGACCAACTATTGCAAATGTTAACGCCCTCTCAGCCATCACAGCAAATATTAATACAGTTGCAGGAATATCTAGTAATGTTACTACTGTAGCTGGTATATCATCAAATGTGACTACCGTAGCAGGGATAGCTGCAAATGTAACTAGTGTAGCTGGAGTAGCAAGTTTAATTACGAGTGATTTTGTTAGTGATTTAAACACATTAGCAACAACTGCTATCGTAGAAGACTTAAATATTTTAGCAACGAGCGACATAGTGAGTGATTTAAACACGCTCGCTACAAGTGACATAGTCACCGACATAAATGTTTTAGCAACAAGTGACATAGTTTCTGATATAAATACTTTGGCTACGAGCGATATTGTAAGCGACCTAAATACTTTAGCTACGAGCGATATTGTCAGTGACTTAAATACATTAGCTACAACTGCAATCGTTGAAGATTTAAATTTACTTGCTACTTCTTCTGTTATTGCAGACATGGCATCATTAGCTGGTTCTGGTGCTAATCCAAACATAACTACAGTCACTGCAAGTGGTGCTATTACTGCTGGTAGTTTTGTTATTGGCAGTGCTGATATAAATGAAAATGACCTAGAAGCGATTGATGGCGTAACTGCTGGAACCGTGGCTGCAAGTAAAGCTGTTGTGGTAGACACAAATAAAGATATTTCTTCTTTTAGAAATATAACTCTTACAGGTGAGTTGGACGCTGGTAGTTTAGATGTGTCTGGTAATGTTGATGTTGGTGGTTTATTAAAAATGCCAGATGTAACAAGTGGTAAAATACTTGTAGGTGATGGAACAAGTTACCAAGAAGTGGCTGTTAGTGGTGATGTAACAATGGCATCTTCTGGTGCTGTTACTATAGCTACTGATGCTGTTGAAAGCGGTATGCTTAATGACAATGTAATTAGTGGACAAACAGAATTAGGAAGTGGGATTGCTGATACAGATGAAATTTTAATTTCTGATGGTGGATTAGTTAAACGAACCGATATGTCTGTTGTTAAAACCTATATTGGTGGTGGTGGTAGAAATAGATTTATATACACAGTATCTAGTGGAGCTACTTCTGTTACTGGCAATGATGACAGCAGTTCTAGTCTTTCATTTTCATCAGGAGCAAATGTTGATGTTTATCTCAATGGTGTATTGCTTGTACCAACAACGGATTATAATACATCAACTGCAAATACAATTGCAGGCTTAACAAGTATGGCTGCGAATGACGTATTAACAGTATTGGTTTTTGAATAAAGGAGAAGTAAATGAGCAAAGCACGACAATTAGCTGATAACGGTGCAGGCGGTCAACATAAAAACCTTGTTATAAATGGTGGAATGCAAATTCATGAAAGAGGGGGTACAATAACATTAGGCACAGGTCTTACAACAACACTTGATAGAATGACTTTTTTTAAATCCCATGGAGGAACGAACACAGTTGAACAAAGCACTGTTGCTCCTGTAGGTTTTTCGCATTCTTTAAAAGCTATAACAACTGTAGCTGATTCTTCTGTTGCTGCAACTGATAGAGTTGCTATGATATATAGAATGGAAGGTCTTGATGCTGCTAAATTAGAGTTTGGTAGCTCTAGTGCTAAAACAATTACTATATCTTTTTATGTTAGAAGTAGTATTACAGGAACCCATGGTGGTGCCGTAGGCAATGGGTCTGACAATAGAGCTTATCCGTTTACCTATGCAATCTCTAGTGCCGATACTTGGGAAAGAAAAGTTATAACTGTACCTGGTGATACTACAGGAACATGGGCTGTAACTAATGCTAGAAGTTTACAAGTTTCTTGGGGATTAGGTGTAGGGTCTACTTACTCTGGAAGTGCAGGAACATGGGAAGCTGCTGATAGAAACTCTGCATCTGGAGCAACTACTGGTGTTTTAACCACTGCAAATGCTACTTGGTATATCACTGGTATTCAAATTGAAGCAGAAAGCTTTGCAACACCATTTGCACCTAAATCTTTTGCAGAGGATTTATATGATTGCCAACGCTATTATTTTAAGTTTCTTGAAGGCAATAATAAAGAAGTTGGTGTTGGATGGTACTACTCAAGCTCACACGTAAGTTTTATGTTTCGTTATCCTACAACAATGCGAGCTACCCCTACTGCGACTGACTCAACAGGAACTAACTTTTATACTATCTATAGAAACGGTGGTAGTGATGGTTTTAACTCTGTAGCTTTTGAGAATGGTAGTACAGAATCCTATAGTGCTTACAACTCCAGTGAAGTGTCAGGAACAGCAGGTCAAGCAGGAATTGTTCGTGCTACAAATGCTTCATCTAAAATAGAATTTGATGCGGAGATATAGATATGAATGAAATGACAATTACAAATGCTCAGTACACTACAACTGCTAACACTACCATTATATGTAAAATTGGTGGTATTCGCATGCAAGTGCCTACAGATTTAGATAATAGACATTACGTTGAAATTAAAAAACAAGTAGACGCAGGCACACTAACTATAGCTGATGCTGACTAAATGGATCCTATAACAATAGCAATCGGAAGTTTTACAGCAATTAAAACAGCTGTAAAAGCAGGGAAAGATATCCATGCTCTTGGCAAAGACTTGGGTAAAATGTGGAGTGCTATTGATGATGCTAAAAATACCCATGAAGCAGCAGCAAGAGGTAAAGGAACAGCTCAAGAAAAAGCATTAACTACCTATATTAATGCGGTTCGGGCAAGGGATATGGAGCAAGAATTGCGAAAACTGATCATTGATACAAGAGGGTTCAAAGGTTGGAATGAGCTTCAAGCTATTAGACAATCAGTAATGAAAGATGAACGTGAAGGAAGATATAAAGCTTTACAGAAAAGAAATAAGTTATTAAATTTTGCAGGTGTTCTTGTAGCTGTACTTATTACTGGGATTGGAGCTTATCTTATGCTACAATTTGCAATTAAATATAAATAAATATATTTTAGTTTTAACAATTTTATTTTTTTTATTAACATACATAGATGTAAATGTAACGCAACCAATGTGGCTATTAATAAAATGAATCCAGAACGTTTAGATAAATGGAGAATAATACCAAGACTTATAATGTTGTCATTAATTGTAATGACATTCAGAGTTATTGAATGGTTTATTTCGTTGCCTGACCCAAGTTTAGAGCAAGCTGCACTGCCATCGGTAATGACAGGTGCATTAACAGGTGCGTTCGCAGTTTTCTTAGGGAGTGGAAAAAAAGAATGAGTATTGTTGCAAATTTAATTGGTCCTGTTACTGGTCTGCTTGACAAGTTTGTAGAAGACAAGGATCAAAAGGCAAAGCTTGCACATGAGTTAGCAACAATGGCTGACAATCATGCACAAGAATTGGCGTTGGCACAAGTGCAGGTGAATAAGGCTGAGGCAGAATCTGGTTCTTTATTTAAAGGTGGCTGGCGTCCATTTGTTGGATGGGTTTGTGGAATAGCTTTGCTTTATCATTTTATTTTAACTCCTTGTATCTTGTTTGGTGTAGCTTTGTTTGGTATATCCATACCACCATTGCCTGAGTTTGACATGACAAGTTTAATGACTGTTCTTATGGGTATGCTTGGGTTGGGAGGCTTACGTACATTTGAAAAAACTAAGGGAGTAACGAAATGAATATTAATAAGCTAAGAAGACAGCTTGAGATTGATGAAGGTGTTAAGTATGAAGTGTACCTAGATCATTTAAAATTAAAAACTTTTGGTATAGGTCATTTAGTCTTGGATAAAGACCCAGAATCTAAGATGGAAGTCGGTGATCGTGTAGATGAGAGCAGAGTAAACGAAGCATTTGATAAAGACATTCAGTCTGTGATTGATGATTGTCAAAGATTGTATTCTAACTTCAACGCTTTGCCAGAGGAATGCAAACAGATTACAGCA